GCTCCACCAGGAGCACCGGGTGCACCTCCTTCGTTTGGTGGTGAAATTGGAGCACCACCTCCAGGAGAAACCCCAGGAGAAGGCGGTGAAACTGCCACACCACCAGCGCCAGCTGAACAATAACACTTAACATGAATACAAATATCCCATGCTTTACAAATGCACTGCCGGATGGTTATCCAGGATCGACCTATCTAAATAACAAAATTCAGACATATGCGGATTTAGCATTGCGCGTTAAAAAAGCATTAGGATATCCTGCCGTAAACGTCGAAGTAGCAGATTCACAATTGGCTGATTTTATTGATCGTTCTGTTGAGATGTATACAAGATATGCAGGGTATACAGAAGAATATCTTGTATTCGATAGCAATTTGTATATTCCTGGTGTTGGTGTTCGTTTAGATACATTACTCACAGGTAGAATGTGTTTGCAAGACACTAATTCTGATTATGAAATTAATCAATTTGAAAGAGGCGAATGTACATATCCAGTAGTTACATCAACGTCATCAATTGAGACATATCTTAGCAGTGCAGTATCTTATGCCCAAGCCAGTACTAACTCACCATCGGGTAATTTAGTAACATTAACACAATTATCTGCTTGGTCATTTCCAGTATCAAACGCCAATAAAGTAGTAGTGTCATCATTAACAAGTTACAATCCTATTACCTTATATTCGAATGTTACTGGCTTAGTAAGTGTATCTAGTGGCAATGTTACGATCTATTCTGGCAGCTCGTATAACCTACCATCAGGATGCCCGACTCCGCCGTTGACAACATTATGGGGAATTGACGTAACAAGAGCAAGTCATATCACTGTAGCAGGCTTGCCGGATTGTGAATTAACGCAATCAACATTAGCAATCCTTTCAACCAATGGCAATTACATTACAGCTAAAATATGCGATTCGTCTTTAAACTCTGAAGGATATATCCCCGCGACATTTACATTTCTTAGTGCTAAGCCATATCCTAATGCTATTTTTGGCTCGTTTAATTTATCAAGCAATAAGGTATTCAACATGTCATATTACACCACGAGCTGTGCACAATCAATGCCAGCAAAACTGCCTGTTAATATTGAATTTTACAACGTAAGCACAGTCGAGAGTACAGGCTTTTCTTCAGTTTCTACTACGGGTAGATATGATTACAATCTAGAAGACTACCGCAAAATTACTAGTGTTGTGAGCTTTGAAGCTGGTAGTTTTACAAATACTAACATTCTGTTTAATATTGATTACGCAATTGCACAGAGAGTATTCGGTCAAACATCACAATTCAGCCACATTCAGCATACTGGATTTGATCTTATCTCTTATGTAATTTTAAGACAATGGGTTGATCTTACTAATCGAATTTTAGCACGCAATGTTTATATTCGATTTGATCGCAAAACACAATTATTAAAGCTTATACCAGAACCATCACCAAATAGCAGATATTGTGCTGCTATTGGCTGTTATGTTGAAAGACCGATAAGAGATGTAATCAATGAAAAATGGGTTTTCGATTATACTTTAGCATTGACTAAAATTGCTCTCGGAAATATTAGAGGCAAATTTGGAAGCATCTCTTTATATGGTGGTGGATCTGTAAATGCCGAAGTCGGTGCACAAGGATTAGCTGAACAAAAAGCACTCGAAGAATTACTACTAAAAGGTGGCGAAGGCCCAAGTATCGCTCCCTTCTTTATAGGATAATATTACAAATACATATAAATAAATATAATCATATGCCGGGATTAAAATTATTAATCAATAAACCACTTGACATTCAATATTATCTCAAAGAATCAAATAAAGATTCGACAAGAGAAATGTTTATCGAAGGTCCTTATCTCATGGCTGAGGAAGAGAATCGCAATGGTCGTATCTATAGCGAAAATGAGATGAAAACTGAAGTGGAGCGTTATACAGAACAAATGATCAAAACTGGCAGAGCGATTGGTGAATTGAATCATCCGACATCTGCTGAAATTAATCCAGAGAGAGCTTGCCATACAGTTATATCATTAAAACAAGAAGGCAATATCTGGATGGGAAAATCAAAAATTCTTAATGGAGTGCCAATGGGAGATTTAGTAAAAGGATTATTGCTTAATGGTGTTAAGTTAGGAGTTTCATCAAGAGCGCTTGGTACATTATCAGAAACAGATGGCACTAAAGGCAATCGTGTATCTAATTTTCATTTAATATGTGTAGATGTTGTTAGTGACCCATCAGTTCATAGTGCATTCGTTGAAGGTGTATTAGAATCGAAAACATGGATGTTAGATGGAAATGGTGAATGTAAAGAATGTATGGATTTTGCTTATCGCCAGATGAATAAGGCATTAGGTTCTCTTCCGAAAAAAGATACTAATCAATATATTCAGGAACAAATCCAATTATTTTTATCATCATTGCGTAAGATGTGACACAAAATAGGTAAGTAGTTTTTTATATTATGCGAGTCGACAAATACATCGATCAATTTAATGCTAGTATAGTTATGAAAAACTATGCACAAGCAGACAAGGCATTGAAAAAGATTGTTCAAGAAAAGCTTCGTGCTAAATTTGATAATGAATATCGCAAGATTGAGCAAAAGTTTTTTAATAAATAAATTACATGAAAATATTAGATATTATTAAGGAAGCAACGAAAGAGTATCTTACAGAAGATACCTTCAAAGCAATCGAGCAAGGTATTAGTGCCGAAGTCGAGCATCTTGTATCGGAAAAAGTCGATGCAGCTGTTTCAGTTGCATTAGATCGTCAAGATACAGAGCACGCTGTTGCATTAAAGACCTTTGTTGAGAAACTTGATGTGGATCGTGCTAAGAAATTCGCACTCGCCCTTGAAGTTATGGAGAACGATCATATCGATAAGCTTATCCAGCTTAAAGAAAGCTATGAACAAGTTCTTCTTAAACAATCTGCAGATCTACGCGACGAGCTACGCATTCAAATTTCGAAATATCTTGACCTGCAACTTGAAAATGCAATTCCAACTAAACAAATTCAAGAAGCAGCAAAAGAAACATTTGCTCGTAATATTCTTTCAGAAGCACGTAAGCTTTTCTCCATCAATGACATTTATGAAAATGAAGTAGTTGTTGAAGCCGTAAAAGATGGCGCTCTTCGCATTAAGCAGCTCGAAGAACAACTTCAAAAATCTAAGAAACAAAATGAAGTGCTCACTGAAAAATTTTCATCCGTAAGTGCTCGTTCACTGCTCAAAGAAAAAGTAACAAACCTTCCACAAGGTAAAGCTGCATATCTAAACAATTTCTTTAAAGGAAAAGACGAAGCTTATATCAAAGAAAATTTTGATTATGTAGTTTCTCTCTACGATAAAGAGGAATCTGAGCGTCGCCAGTTAGTCTCTGAAGAGACTAAAGAATTACGCCGACGCAGTAATGTTGATCGCTTAGTAACTGAGAAGAGAAGCGATGAAGCGGAAATTAATTCGCAACCGCCGGCATCTGATTCAAATCCGATGTTGTCATATATTAGCGAATTAAAACGAAATGACTCTAAGCGTTTTGGTAGCGCCTAAGAGTGACTAACTATACCAACAAATCCAAATAATAATATGAATAAACACATCACATCGTCACCTAACCTCATCAATGAGGATCGTGCAGCTCAACTGCTTGACAAGTGGGGTCCAGTTCTTGATTATTCTTCATCGACTGTAAAGCCGATTGAAGAGGATTATGTTCGTCTTAGCACCGCAATCCTTCTCGAAAACCAAGAAAAATGGTGTATCACCGAGGCTAATATAGCTGCAGGTGGTTCAGCAACCAGTTCTTTTGTTTACGGTGGATCGACTGTTAATGGTGCAACACCAACCTTCGGCAATGCTGACACATATGCCCCAGGTGACGCGCGTCTTCCAAAAATCTTGATCCCAATGATTCGTCGTACCTTCCCAGAGCTTATCACCAATGAAATTGTTGGTGTTCAGCCAATGGGTGGTCCTGTCGGATTAGCATGGGCCCTTCGTTACAAATATGAAGGCACAGCCGGCCTTGACGGAACTACAGCTCCAGGAGTAACTGCTATTTGGCCATCTGTTTCAGCAGCACCAAATAATGAAATCGGATATAACTTCCTCAACACTGGATATACCGGTGCATCTGGTGGTACATTCACCAATGATGCTTCTGGTACTGGTGTTGGTGTCCTTGGTGCATCTGGTATCCTTGCTGCTGACCGCGGTCTTGCAGCTGCTCTTGGTGTTTTCGAAGCACAAGGTAATTTCCCGCAAATTTCCCTTAGTATCGAGAAAACTGCCGTTGAAGCTGGTACCCGTCGTTTAGCAACCAAGTGGACACTTGAGCTAGAACAAGACCTTAAGAACATGAACGGTATTGATATCGATTCTGAATTGACAAACGCTATGTCGTATGAAATTCAGGCCGAAATCGACCGCGAAATGGTCATTCGTATGATCAAAGTATGTCTCAAGGCTGGTGCTGGCAAAGGATATTCCACATGGTCTCCTGCTTCTGCAGACGGTCGCTGGATCGCAGAGCGCGGTATTGACTTCTATAACAAGGTTCTTGTCGAAGCCAACCGTATTGCTATCCGAAACAGAAGAGGCGCTGCTAACTTCATCATTGCTACACCACGTGTGTGTACAATCCTGGAGATGCTCAAGGAATTCAAGCCATACATGATCACAGGAAACGTGAACACCCAACCAACAGGCGTTGCTAAAGTTGGTTCCGTTGGTGGTCGCTTTAACATCTATCGTGATACGCGCTTTGAAGGCCAGATCCAAGTTGGATACCGTACCGACACAGTCGAGTATGCCCTTCTTGGTTACAAAGGCCCAGAATTCTACGATACTGGTATCGTCTATTGCCCATACATTCCAGTGATGGTGCAAAGAGCAATCGATCCGAATAACTTCACACCGCGTGTTGCTATGTTAACACGTTACGGCGTTGTCGACAATCTATTCGGTGCAGATCTCTACTACCACATGATCGTTGTTTCTGGTCTTAGCACTGCTTTCAGCCCTGCTGCACAATCAGTGTATCTCTAATCTAGAGCAATCAAATCACAATAACACGAAGAGAGCTGGAGAAATTCCAGCTCTCTTTTTTATTGCATATCATCAATACTAAATCTAAATAGTTAACAAAATGAAAAAGTATAAAATTTATATATGTCATTATCCTCCTTTGACAGAAAGAAAAAAATACCTAGACACTGTTATTCCATACTTAAACATTGATTTTGAATATTCGACTGATTATACAAGTTATAAACCAACCCATGAAAATTTCTTTTCCAAAGAACATAATGATCTTGTATATAAAAACAACTTGTCATGTGTAAAATGTTACGACTTTAATCTTACCCCAGCACTAAAAGCATTATGCCTCGAACATGTAAACATTTATAATAAAATTATCAACGAAAATATTGATTATGGTATTATTTTTGAAGATGATGCTATTTTTGTTGATGATATTAAAAGTAAAATACATGAAACATTAAAACACATACCTAATGATGCTGATGTCATTTATATGACAAATGGATGCGACGGAAGAGAAATTTATTTAAATAATAATGCGAATAGTGTTAATAATTTTATTAAAATGTCAGTACCATATTCTTGGACTGCAGGTGCATACATAATAAAAAAAGAAACTGCACAATTATTCCGAGATAATATTATGCCTTTGGTTTTTCCTCCTGATTTTGAGCTAAACTATCTACAAAACAGATTCCAATCCACTGTATATTGGTTAAAAACACCAATCGTATATGAAGGTTCAAATCCTGTATCGGGCGATTTATTCAGATATAATTCAAGTGTAAATCGATAAATATACAAGAAAACTTTTTTAAAGAAGTCACTATTTATACCATAAGTATATTCATGCCATATTACAATTTTCAAGTAATTCCTCAATCAGCAACAACTCCTGCTACACTTGCTGTTACTTCTCGTGTAGTTAGCGGAGCCAATACTTTAGCCGAAATCACTGTTATTGGTGGTAGTGCTAGATTTGGTTCTAATATTGTAGGTGTTTTATTCAATGCACCGACAGCAGCACCGGTTGCTTTGACTACTACATTCTCTGCATTTGGTGCTACATTTACGATTAACCGCTCATTTAATAATCAAACGATCGCGCTTTTATTAGCAAACGGCGGCACAATACCATTCACAATGCTATCATCAGCAGCAACAGTAGCACTGAGCACTCTTTCTGCTGGTAATATTACATTTGCAGATTCGTGGCCAGAGTTACAACGTAAGTTTGATCTGGGGTATCTTTGATATCACGCTTCTGAAACATCAATCGTAAGGGGTTGCTTGTTGACTTTTTCTTTAATATCACCAAGCAACCTCTCCATGATTTCTTCTCTTGATGCATTAATGTAGAAATTGTTTTGCTGCAGTTGAGGTTGTTGCGAACCACCACCATTAAGTTCTTTTAATTGCTCGTGTTTACGCTCGAGCAATTTTTCTTTATGTGCTAATGCCTTATCTTGCATTTCTTCGGCATTTTTCATTTTTCTCTTCTGTAATGCAAATTTACTCATTAGTTCTAACTGCTTTGAAGCTGCAGTAATAAGTGATGCTAATGCTGTAATAGTCTCACCATCGTTGGAGGCAATTGCTAAATCTTTGACTTCTTCAATACTGTCAATGCTTAGTTGAGTAATTGTATTGAGGTTTTTTGCGATGCTATCTTCGATATTATCGAGGTCAAGAGGTTCTTCAGGTTCTTGTTTCTTTGCTTTAGGAGTTACCTCAAAATTCTGTAAAATTTTTGCAATTTCGTCGTCTTCCATTTGATTTTACTTACACCTGTGTTTATATTATCTAGTATGACAACAGTAACAATACAAGGCTATGGAACCTTTCAAATTCCAACAGAGAGAGTAACAGAAGTGATGAATCTGCTACGATCAATGGCAGCTACTAAAATTAACCCATCTCCTGTTATGGAACAAGGACCTTGGAACGGTGCTGTTCTGCTTAATGAATATAAAAACACAGTAACACAATAATATTATGAAAGAAATGGAATACGACCATGTATTTTTCTCGACAAAGGTCATTGAACTCGGATCATGTGCTTTTCGCCAATGGAAAGCAATCCATAGTCATTGCAGTAAATTGCATGGTTATCGTTTGACTGCTAAATTTGTATTTGGATGTGATCGTCTCGATGAAAAAAACTGGGCAGTTGATTTTGGTGGATTGAAAGACCTTAAGAAAATTTTACAAGATCAATTTGACCATACCACCTGTGTCGCTGCTGATGATCCTTATCTAGATAAATTCAAAGAATTACATGAACTTGGTGTTCTTGATCTTCGGATTATGCTCAATGGCGTTGGAGTCGAAAGAACAGCAGAATTTTGCTATAATGCTGCTGCAAAAATCATTAAAGGAAAATATGGAGATCGTTGTTGGGTACAGAGCGTAGAAGTATTTGAACATGAAGATAATTCAGCAATTTCACACGGATAAAAAAATATGATTAAAGTTAAATTCATTCAAACACACCCAGATGCGAAACTTCCAACCCGCAATAATCATGGCATGCTTGACGAAAGTATTCCAATCGATGATTCACAAGAACAAGCAACGTTTGGTTTTTATCGTTTGCGCAATAATGGCGATACTGGATATGATTTATATGCTGTGGATGATGTAAAAATCCCTGGAATGGGAATTGCTGTTCATGGTCAAGATCTTAGTGTCAATTCGGCTGTTGTTCCTGTAGGTTTAAAGCTTGCAGAGATTCAAGATGGGTATTGGTTTCGAATTGAAGCTAGATCTGGATTAGGATTTAAATATTCAGTGCAACCACATTTTGGTATTATTGATAATCAATATCGAGGTGATTTAGGCGTCAAGATGTACAATTTATCAAGCAAAGACTATCAAGTCAATAAAGGAGATAAGATTGCGCAGATTGTATTCTATCCTATTATTTCAGTGCAAATGTCATTCACAGACGAAGCAACAGAATCAGCACGAGGTGAAAAAGGATTCGGCTCAAGCGGAAAATAATCATGTCTACATTCACTGACCTTTTTATCGAAAAGTATCGACCAAAAGTATTGGCTGATATTGTTCTTGAAGAATCTATTAGAGAAAAATTCAAAGGATATATTGAGAAGAAATCAATTCCCCATTTGCTCTTTGACGGCCCTCCAGGAATTGGCAAAACATCATTAGCTAAAATCATCACCAATGAAATAGGATGTGATCGGATTTATATCAATGCATCTGATGAATCTGGCATTGATACAATTCGAAATAAAGTGCAAGACTTTGCACAGACTGTATCATTGAACGATACTATCAAAGTTGTCATTCTTGATGAGGCTGATGGTATGTCTTCAAAAGGCAGTGGATCTTCCGCTCAAGACATTTTACGGAATGTGATGGAGGCGTACAGTGATAATTGTCGTTTCATTTTGACATGTAATAGTATAGCTAAAATCAGCAAACCATTACAATCAAGATGTCAGAGGTTTGATCTGACGCCTCCAATCAAAGGAGTCTTGGGTCGTGTAGTATCAATTCTTTCACAAGAGAACATTACTCTTAATGCTGAACAAAAATCATACATCGGGACAATTGTAAAAAGACATTATCCTGATATTCGCACAATTATCGGTATTATTGAGCAATCAATTGTTGGAGGCGAAATCACTGCAAAGCAAACCGCTGATACTACAAAATCAATTGCCAATGTCATTTTTGGCATGATTCAAGATCAAAAAAGCATCACAGAAATCCGAGAATATGCAATTACTAAATCAATTGATTTCAATAATGATTATGGTATTCTTCTTCGGGGATTTTTTAATGCTGCAAATGAAATGACAGATGAGAAAAAGAAAAGAGATACTATGCTTATTATCAGCAAGTATCTCTTTCAACACAGCTTAGTCATGGATCAAGAAATTAATGCCACTGCATGCTATCTTGAACTCATGAAAGCTATTTAAGTTCCGTAATCGGTGTACTGTGCTTGTGTTGGTTGATCTTTCGGCTGACCTTGCACAGGCACCTGGAATGAATCGTTTTGATTGGCGACGAATTCTAATACGTCAATCGGCACAGTAACTGGATTGTGCCAAAGCCCTGGCATTTTTTCTTCGACAATATCAGCGAAGATCGATCCATCACGAATCATGCCATTACCGCTGTGGTTTGGGGCAATAGCCGAAACGCGAATACGCATGCCATCGGTTCCCATTTCAGAAAGTTTATCAAGGACGTTTTTTCCCATGTTCTTGAAATATGGGTTGCTCTTCCAATTTTTCTTGAGCTTAACCACATCACCTTCGAGAATTCCACGCTGTTGGAATCGATTTAGTGCGGCTTCGAAAATCTGTTCAAATTTATTCATATATGTATTTAGGGTATAATGATAATTATTTATAATGGCATTAAATCTTAATATTAAAAATCAAGTTCGTCGACCTACTATTCAAAGTGCGACTGATTTGCCTGTACGAAAGGTTAATAAATTCGTTGATTTAAAATTAGATTTACAGCAAAGTAAAATAGGCAATCCTTTGTATTTCGATCAGACTATGGTCAATGGCACTGATATTGCAATTGCTACAGATGAAGAAGCTATTATTGAATTTTTAAGAAACTTCTTCAGTTGCTCGCCTGGAGATTTATTTCTTAACCCAGAATTTGGTATTAATCTAAGAAGATATACATTTGAGCCTGTCACTGAAAGAGTGGCAAATGAAATTGGTAATCAAATCAATTCTAATTTTGATGCGTTTGCTCTTTTAGGCAGGGATAATTTAGTTCGCCTCGAAAAAGTATACATTTATCCTAATGCAGAGCAAAGTCAATTTGAAATAGCAGTGTTATTTCAGATACCATCACTACAAAAGCAAATAACAATATTTGGTACTATTTCATCACAGGATGGGGTTTACTTTTTCACTAAATAAACACAATGAGTAATATTATTCAAAGAGATGCCGTTTTGCCTTTGAAAAGCGATAGTTATGCGGCTTTTGATCCAGTTTCTCTTAAAGATCTTTTTAAGAAAAGACTCAATGATTCTGGTATTTTCACAGAGCAGAATAATGAAGGTTCAAATTTAGCGGTACTGAATGATTTTGTATCAATGGCATTTGGTTCACTTCTATTTTATCTGAATAGATCATCAACAGAAGGTATGTTCACCGAAGCTGATATCTATGAAAATATGAATAGAATTGTTAAGCTAAATGATTATAATCCTCAAGGATATCATGCTGCTAATTTAAGCTTCAGTGTTAGCGCTACTGCAGATATTCCAATTGGGGCATATACCATTCCTCGATATTCTTATATTAATGTGGTTGGTGATATCAATTACACATTTCCAAAAGATATCAGCTTTGTTAAATCAGTATCCGGTATTGAATTTCTGCAGGAACCATCAACACAGCAATTACTCTACCAAGGAAAATTTCGCGAATATCCAACAATCACAGCAGTGGGTGAGTCAAACGAATTAATTTATCTCATTACAGATTCTGGTACAAAAGTAGACCATTTCAATATTCATGTATATATTCAACCATCAGGAACCAATACATGGGAATTGTGGGAGTCTACATCTTCATTATATCTTGAAAATGCGAATTCTAAAAGATACGAAATCAGATTCAATGAAAATGAAAGATATGAATTGAAATTCGGTGACGGTATTAATGGAGTACAATTAACTGCAGGTGATAAGATTGCTATTTTTTATCTGTCTACATTAGCACAAGAAGGTGAAGTAGGTGCTGGTGCTTTGCTCAATAGCGATCTAGTAGCATTTAATTCAAAAAATTATTCGAGCATATTGAGTAATGTTACGATTACGAATAATTCATTGCCATTGACATACTACGGATATCTCCTGTTCAATAATGCATACCCTTCGACTTACGCAAGCGACCCAGAAAGTGTTGAGCAAATCCGCAAGAATGCACCAAAGACTTATCGTTCTCAATATCGCTTAGTAACGCCAGATGATTTTACATCTTATGTCAAAACTAACTTCTACAACATCATTCAAGATGCAGTTGTTGTAGATAACGATACTTTTGTAAATGGATATATGAAGAAGATTTACGATTATGGTATTTTAGATCCTTCACGTGAAAGCCGCATTCTTTTCAATCAAATTAATTTTGCTGATGCCTGTAACTTTAACAATGCGTATATCATCGCAGTTCCTCGTCAAGTTACTGGTTCCTTGTATACATCATATCTAACAACATCTCAAAAAAGACTCATATTAAACACAATTAATAACTCAAAAACAAAGATACATACAGTCGAACCTGTTATCATGGATCCAATTTATATGGCATTTGATGTTGGCATTCCGCTATACGGCAATCAAATTAGCATGGCGGATTTGGGTACAGCCGAATTAGTAATTCAAAAAGATCCAAATTTAAGAGTTAATAATGCTTCGATTGTTGAAAATGTTGCTGCGATTATCGCTGAATATTTTGCGCGCAATAATATGTCTCTTGGAAAGTCTATTGATCTTTATGAAATCAACAATCAAATTTTAGGCGTGCCTGGTGTTCTTAGCTTTAGAACACAGCGAATTGACACGCCAACGATATCAATCGAAGGTTTAGGCTTGGTATCATATTCTCCTGTATATGGATTACCGTCATTTATATCTGCTAGATCAAACTTATCATTCTTTGAATTTGGATATCTAGTACCAAACATTACTTCTAAAATTCGAGTATTAGAAACTGCAGCAAATCTATCAAGATCAGTTCCTTATTAATCCATGGCTAATTTTGTAATAACTCCAGCGCTTACGGGCTATGCCTCTATAACACAATTCACCCTTTCTGCGATTGGTGTTACGAAATCAAACTGGGCAATTGGTGACGGCACGATAGCTTCAAGCCCAACAAATATCTATAAGAAAACATATGAGCAACCAGGAATTTATCAGGTTAGCTTATTAGGAAATGATACAACGCTTACGTCGGCAATTTCTGTTAGAAATTTTTTACCAGAATCAATTTCATTAAGAACATCATCGATAACAGGAGCAGCCGCATCTGCAGTTACTTTAATTATTGATGTAACTTCAAACCAAAGCGGACCTATTGATATTGACCTTTATGCAAAAAACTCATATAGCACCCCATATCAATTTGATGAAAATTTATGGTCTCATCTGAATGCAAATTGGAAGTTTTTAAATGATGGACGAATTCCAACATCACGCATAACCGTAAACCCAACGAGTGTATATTACAGTAGCGCTTCTGGTATAACATTCGATTCACAATATCCATTTATAGGCACCACTGCATCTGTAACGGCATATTATTATGATGATTTACCAAGCAGTCCTTCTGGCATTGACGTCATAGTAACAAGACAATTTTCAGATACGATTAATAGCAATGTATCTGCTGCTGGATTAATTTTCTTATCAGCAAGCCCACCCACATCTCTTAATGTTACTATGGATGGAGTTTCAAGTCTAAATCCATTTTATTGGATAGGCGGCAATATTCCTTATGTGATATCCATCAATGCAACCCAAGGGATATTAAAATATTTTCCATTCAACACAACATCAAGCATAACTGCAAAAGCATCAATATTGAATGATACAAATAGTGACATCACATCGAGCTTTACATTTGAATCGAATACTAATCAGATTATTAAAAAGTACAATGACGATGGATATACACATGCTGGAGGATATTCTAGGAATATTGCTAAAACAAGTACATCATCGTTAAATGTAAAAATATCAGCCAGTGCATTGTTTAGTATCAATTATAAAACATTAGGTCAGATATTTTTCAGTCCGTTAACATCCGTTGTATCGTATACATTAACTGGCATATCTTCGCCATTTGATATCTTGCCTCTTACTCATAATAGCTTTCGTAGATTCAATGAAAGCAATAATTTTACATGCCAGTTAAGAGACTTTGTCAATGCACCTGTATTGAAAAATAGCGAAAATTTCTTTGTTAATTATTTAGAGGTTTTATTTGGCGGTGAACCGATCGACACTGAGCAACCTGGGCAGAAGATAATGGAAAGAATTTCTAATTTTTCTAAAAACCATCATGACGTCGAGACTGCAAATTTAAGACAATTTTTAAGTCTTGCAGAACAAATTGATTTGAATGTTGAAGACTTTGGAGTTTCATACCCCTCAAGACTAGCTCGAGTGATGGATGTTGCGTCATGCCCTCGTAAAAAGGTTTGGGGTGCGAGATGCCCTTGCAATGAAAATTTCGGATGCTCAAATTGTTGTGGTGATATTTGTAAGGTTTGTGGTAAAGATCGTACTAATAATTTAGGCGCACAATTAGCACTATCTGCTACTGTCAATGTTGGTACCCCTATTGTTGTGCAATATTTGCAATACAATGGCACTAAATATGATTTATATCATCCCAGAACAGTAGGAGCGTTATCATCATATGCAGTTTCCTCTCTTTCAGCCACTGGCGACTTCAAAATCCCATTAACAACACATTACAAATTCTACACCTACATTGACAGCCCTGCAAATAATCAAGTAGAGGGTCTAATTAATTGGGATGACGAATATACAACCATTTCTGAGGCAGCTTCTTCAGAAAATGATTGGTATGGTGATAATCAAATCATAGACAGCTTATTCAATCTTGAACTCCATCGCGGATTAAATATCATCGACGAGTAAGTAGGAATAATGGCCGAAATCTTAAAGAAGTTATCTCAGCAAAGCAATGGAATCTATGAAAAGCAATATAATGCTAATCTAGCGAAAGGCATTGTTAATGATGTCCCTTTGGATTATAATCGGCCATTTACATTTTTAGAATGGTCTGCTGCAAATCCAAGCATTGCATCGACTATTGCTAAAAAAGTATATGAGGAATATGTTAGCGGTTGGTACAATAATAGATACGATAAAACAACAGCATCTGAATTGCTCAAATCACAATATCGCCAGGTGATCGAAAGACTTCAATTTGTTTTCAAGGATGATCCAGAATTCAAAAAAATAGCAAATGCTAATCTTGATGACCCATATGACTTAGAAATACTCATTCCTGTTGTTTCTAAAAAACTTCGCGACATTGCATTATATTATGTAGATCAAAGAGCAAATGCAAAGAAAAGCAAGATCAAGTATAATATGGCAGGCAGTAGCTCTGCATTAGAAAAGCTATTCTACGAATATATTCTTAAAAATTATACTGCTTCGAAATATCAAACTACGGTAATAGAGCAAAGCGCATTTGCTAATTTACCTCAATTATCAGCTATTAAAGACGATTTTAAAATTGTCATTCAAGAACTATACGATACATCAATCTATCAAGATAAAAATCCAAAAACTACATATAGTGATATTACTACGAATTTTATCAAAGATGTTTGTAATAATGTAGAAGGCGAACAATATTACAATTCATTGGGTGTATATGATACGGTTATTAATAATCCTTTGTTTTTTGATCTTGCTGATTATGTATCCGATGTAGCGAATCTAACATTAAGTGCTACTGTAAATTTAGACGGAATTGATAGTAATAAGTTAAGCGAAATTGAAGCAACTGCAAAATATTTAGGCACTGATTTATATTATGTTAGTGGTGGGTATTATATACCCAAAGTCGATGAAGTGACGATTAACATTACATCAGGTAGCAATTTATTTTATTGGCCATCTGGTGAATTTGTATATCGTGGAATTACTAACACAGAATATGCCGCATTGCCTATTAATGATAGTCAATTTGTGCTATTTGGAACAGCTGCAGCTGATTATGAAAATGCCGATAAAATTTTCGTCAATAGATGTGGTTATGGAATCCAAGGTGCATGGTTATGCAAAGTATCAGAAGTAGACCGTGAAGATACATTTAAGATTGAAATGCAAGGAGCTCTAAAATGTGAAGGGCGCACTATTATGAGATTTCCTTTTCCTGGTCGTGGATATTTTGTGGATGGAGAATGGACTGGTGTACAAACTAACGGTCTAATCAATAAGACATACTTTACAGATACTGAAATCGCTGAGCTAGAAGGTCTTTATTGGAATACCACAATCAATGAAGTATTATCATCCACAAAACCCGTTGCGATTAATGATAGCTATTTAGCAGCCGATGGGGCACAGGCCGGATCATTATATAGCCAAGCAGATCATTTCTTCATTCGCGATACAACAAATGCTACTCGCATTGAGGATGAAAATCCTAATGGAGTATTCAATAATAATGTTCGTGACTATTGGTTATTTAAATTTGAAAAAACTGAACTACCAGTAGTCGCATCATTAGAGCTAAGCAGCACCGTTACTACTGATAAAGGAACACATATTTTTTGGCCATATCAAAGCTTCCAAGGAGCAAGCGAATACAAGCCACTTCCATCATACATCACAAGACGAAATAAAATAGCACTGCCAATTGCATTGTCAGGTCTTGATGTTCATAAAGTATTCGGTGCTGCAAAAGCAGGAACAAGTCATTTAGATTCTGATGTCATTCTCAAACTTGACAATTGTGGGAATGTAGTTGCTGCTGCATATCTCAAAGGACAAACAATTCGCAATTTCAATAGCACTCAATTTAATGAAAAGGTGTTTACAAATAAACATCTTGAGCCTTTCAATTATACACTTTTATCAGGCACTATACAACCAGGTTTAACATTTCAAGCATCGCCGGGAATTGTAACGCCATTTTTATGGCTTGCTAATGGTTCAAAATTCGGTGATGTTAATGACATACCGCCATCTAAAATAAATGATCTGCCTGCATTCACAGGCCATAAACATGAACCAAATTGCCCTTATCTTCGTAAGGATTTGCAATCACTTTATTACTATCAGGATGAAATAAATCACACATCTGCGTGCGAATGTAAAGCTCTTAACTATTCTCCATTTGGCCATAAAGGAAATAGATTAGATTCTTATAATGCACTTACTGATTTAATTTTTGAAATAACAAATCCGTTAGACTTTGATAAATTTGAAATAACGGAATGGCGTGATAGCTTAGGAAGAAGCTGGCAAAATAGCGATCGTATTGCATATTTTAAACTCGATGCTGATAATAAATTTGTTGATCTTGGATGGGGTACTGGCAAGTGGATAACACCAAATGGCAACGAATTTGTTCTGCGTCCTGGTGTAATGTACGGTTATTACCGCAATAATAAATTACCTTGCTTGGTCACGAATTCGGATTTGTATTTTATTCTTAATCATTTATATTGCAAGCCAAGAAATTATCTTTCAGTAAAAGAAGAGCTTTGCTATAGTGAAGAATTTATCTTTGACTTCACTCCTCGTTGGGTTGATCTTACAGTAGATAGTGATGTTGATATTCAAAATTGGAAATCGAGAGACTACACCGCATCGGATCTAGTATTATCTCCTGGCGATCATATTGTATATTTGCATCGCAAGCAAAATGATTTCGCCATTCAATGGGATGATGGTTCTGTAAAATCATCAAAATATAATCTATTAAATTTTATATGGCAAACTAAGCTATATGGGTGGGATTACAAATATAACAAATGGACTGGATCACCTAATACACTAGGAGCTAAACCGTATTGGGCATTAGCTGATTCGTTTTGTGGAAATGATCATTTTAATTTGTCAATAGGCAATCATCGACGTTTAGTGCAAAATTATTTGTTTACAAATCATCCCGAATATACAACAGATACATTCAAACATTTTGATACAATAGAATATTTCCGTCGCAATGCTAATTCATTTATTTGGTCTCAAAGCTTTACTGTAAGCTCGACTAAAGATGAATATGAATGGAGAAAAATTAATCTCATCGAAAAGGAAGCATATATTCAGCACAATTGCGCAGCAAAGACTGAATCTGTTCGCAAATGCTATGGTCTTCCACCAAATATTCAACCAACAGAAGATGAATCTGGATTTGTTGTTGATGTTGATGTGTTTGATAAGATAATGGTCATTGAAAGCTTGACAGGTGAAAGTGATATCGTATTTGAATCATCTTCTCTTGATCAGCCTGTTAGTATTATCTATTGTGCTAAAAAACCATTTACAATAACACAAAACCTAACAGACATATCTGTCGGATTACCTCCTTCTGGTGGTGTTTATGTTCCATTCGTTTCGGGGTTATTGATGCAAGCTACGGCACCTCATGCTAATTTGCTAAATGTAAATAATCCAACAGTCGCATATGTGCCTCTGTCTAGTGGAATAAGAAGTAATGAAGAGCTTGGATTATTTACACCAGATAATCTTGTAGTGCCTCTTTATAATTCGAGCATTGTAGATAAAGAACCAAATATTAATAATGACTATCAAGACAAAGTCTTTAGTGTTATTGATCCAAAATACTACATTGACAACAGAGGACTTTCAGATACTGATAACGATCAAATATTAAAAATCAAATCAACAGACGCATCTGATATTAAATATCCATCGACAGCGGCATGCAAAGCAGGTGATGTCTATAATGATAAAAATTACTCTAATTTTAATGCGTATCAAAGTGTATATGAAACACAGGGTAATGATTCTATAAGTGTCCCTTTTCGCGAACTTTCAGATCCATGGATCGGTGAATTTGATGATGATTGGTTTGATAAAATCAATTATTCTCCTAACCTATACGGTCAGTATAATGTTCTAAGCGGTGACAAGTCTTGGTTCTCGACAAGATTCAACGAAACAACATCGTACATTCACAATTATCAAACAGACATCTATGGCAATTATTATATTTTATTCAAAGACAATATTAACGGCACAATATTCGCAAGAAGCAGTGCGTTTGGTCGTTTGTATGTAAAAGACTTAAATAACAAAACCCTACCAGCAATATCTGCATTGAGCAATATTTACGATACATATGCAGCATCGAATTCGTCGGTATATAATCAACTTACATCAAATAAAATAAGAAACGTAGAAGTCTATTATGATACAATTGTAACTCATTTGTCATCAAATATTTTAATTGACAGAATTGCTATTGATTATGATACTGGTTTGATTTTCTCAAGCGCAGAGCAAAAAGCATCGAATAATTTGGATGGTTCTTTTGTCATTTCGACGTCTGGTTCTATTTTCAGCACGGGCAATACATTACTATTGCCTGAAGACAATACACTAGTTATTGCGACATTAGAAGGTAGCAATCCACCATATCCAAAAATATACGAACATATTCTTGGAAGTGATGTAATACGTTTAGTTTATAACGGATTCAACGACTATGCTTCACTGACATCACAAATGCCGTTTAATATTACAAGTGTGCCATCTTTCGATCTAAGCTACGACAAGGACTCAGAAATCTTCACAGTGAGCTACATTGGATACAATACTACAAATTTAACACATGCATTTGCGACAATGTTTGTCAATCTTAAACGCAAAGGTGGTAAGATGTCATTAGACAGCTTTAATATTATTCGACCTTATACAGTCTGAACAAATTGTGAAAAGTGTTGTGTGCGATAGTAAATTGGACCAGTGCCGCCAACTGCCTTTGCGCTTACTTGATCGCTATTAGTGATGCCTCTAAAAGTAAACGTATCATTTGCGGATAATAACATTGCAAATGTAGACGCTGAAAATCCTTGATCATAGATTTCAACGGGAACCCCTGATTTATTGACAATAATTACTTCGCTACATAATTGTGATGATAATGCTACTAAATTAGTGCCAATGGTTTGTGTGAATGATCTGCAAAAATTTTTATTTGTGAAAGACATATAAATACTTAGGGTCAGGCGCGTTGAATCATATTTATAGAAGCCCAAATTGAAGCATCGTTCGTAATTCCTTTACCAACAAGCGATAATGTTTCAGGAGTGCCATCAATTTTCATGCCCATTCTACCATTCAACCCACCAACTGCAACTTCACTCGTACCAATGCTTGATCCTTGTGATGCTCCTATAAATTTAGTCATTAAATCAATCCCACCTGTAGCTGAAATTGAATTGCTTCCAATAGCATATTGGAGTGATGTGTTTGGAATATCATTCCACACTAATGAGGCACCACTAAAGGTAGCATTGTATGCCAATTTATAGATGCATGAACCATTATTAGCTACATTGAGCAATTCTACAGACCTAACTAAAGGAACTATACTGCTTTGATTTGGATTCAAACGAACTACAATGATCGGATGGAATGCCAAAACATCAACAGCAATGACTGCGCTAGTAGAAATTGATGCTGGCGTTCCTAGAATATCCTCATTGCCCTCAATAATGACAGTCGAACAAATATGTTTCATTGAACCGCTTCCAGTTCCTGTTTGTCTTATTTCATATCGAATTGGCTGGTTTGGAATAGACAAATAGACTGCATTTAACTGGTTGTAGTTCGTCACTTGATGTGCGTAGTAACATTTGCCTTGTAGGAAAAACCCAAACCGAACGCGACCAACACCGAGCCACTCATAGTCGAGTGTGAAAATTTGAGCCTTCGTAAAATCTATAGTCAAACCAGAAGATCCAGTTCCATCAAGTTTATCAATGTTCCATGATGATTGAGGTACAGTAACGTTATATGGAGTGCCATCATCCTTTTTAATAACAAACGATGCTCCGCTTGATGTTACTTCCAAATACATTCCGCTATTTGGTTCATAAGGGGCAGCAGATGCACTCTGAAACAAGCCAACACGCTTAATGATATTAGTTTGTGGAGCAAAAACTCCAGTAAAAATGCCTTGCATGCTTTTACCTGGCTGATAGTTGAAACGAAGAGGAGTCTGACGTATTACGTACGCGTTTGCGGATGTCGTAGACATTAATGTTAAGGAATCTCCAGATACATGAATACTCGTAGCATTTGATGAAACTATTTCATCAAAAACGACTGGCGTTTTATTATACAGTTGCTTTGAGTCTATTAGTGAAACTGGATTAGAAACTCTCAAGCGTCCGAATGCATCAGAAGAGGCATTATCACCAAATGGACTTCCATTGGTTTGATCAGACTCGACATTGTAAACCAGAAGTGCGGTTTTATCATATACAGTAGGACCGGAAGCTGTAATTGCAGGAAAGCTCGAATCGCCTACAACCGAAACCCAGCACATTGTTTCTAGTGCTTGTTGTTGATATTTTGGGTTGGTATTAATCATTAAAAATATTTAGTTGCAATCAACTACACCTTAGTTTAATATAGTAAATAAATATTTGTTCTTTGAAATTTCAATGGGGGTGAAATGGTTTCGATTTAGCAGGCACAAATCATCAATGCATGTAGTGGTTGATCGGCTGGCCACTTAAAAAGCCAATCAAAATACCAAATGCAAACGACACTGATGTCAATGCTCTCCTAGCACAAGCAGAATACATCTTCAATAACGTTGACGAGTTCATCGTTGAAGAAGAAGCTCTACTTGCGGCATGACCAAATAATGTTTAGTCCCTATGTAAAACATTATGAGAAATAACAATAGGCAAGACTGAAGCATTTATGTCTGTAAGTTAAAATGCCAGTCAGTGGATGATGTTCATACACAAGGCAAGGATGATTTTACCAGCAAGCCTTAATTGCAAAAAAATCTAAACATGTAGAATTGTGATTTACTCTTGCTAAAGACTCCGGTTCAACTCCGGACACCTCCACCATTTTTATAAATAATCAATATGAATTTTAATACTTTCTGCGAACAATATGGCGGTGCCATGCAGATGCTTGTTAATGAAAGGGTAAGCAATAACCTTCAATATCATCTCGATCACAAAATCAAATTATGCGAAAATGCATTTCGTATATATTCACAATCCTATTTTGAATTGATCGAGGAAGTCCGTAAACTTTATTTCGAAAATAAAATTGCACTTTGTGATGATGATGCTGGACTAGTAGAATCTCAACTTGGCATAAAGGCAATTTATGAAGGGCGTGAAATTTGGCTTGATGCTCCTATTACAATTGAAGAAGATTATCTTACAGAAGCCAAATATAAAGGCAAAACTGTTAATCTTCGCAGACCATTCCGCACTCCAGGAGGCCCAAAAAAATTTGCTGTCTATGTTAAGAATAGCAAAGGCAATATCATTAAAGTGACATTTGGAGATCCTAACCTTAAAATAAGAAATGACGACCCAGCCAGATCAAGATCATTCAGAGCTAGACATAAATGCGAAACAAGAAAAGATCCAACCAAAGCTAGCTACTGGTCTTGCAACATCGCAAGATATCGAAAAGCCCTTGGACTTAAATCTAGTCGACCATGGTGAGCTGCCTTTTCAGCAGTCCTCTGATGATAAAATCAGAGTGTTCAGCCCCGACATTTCTGATGGTGAATTGAAATGGCATTGGGACGAAGAATCTCGATTTGTCAAAATCATTGATGGTATTGGATGGCGAATACAAATTGATAATCACTTGCCAATCGATTTAGTTCCTGGTGAAATGTTTTTCATACAAAAAGGAGCTTGGCATCGGATCATCAAGGGCAAAACAAAACTTGTCGTCGAGATAACCAAAATGAAAGAATAAATAAGTTTAGATATGTCAATTTTCAAATCAGTCCTGAGTTCTCTGTTAAATGAAGGCGGTCAAGCTGCTGAAAATTTAATTGCGCAATTGGCGAAAGATACAAACAACACCAGCCTCAAATATACAAGAGCGCTACCGACAAAAGAGGTAGTATATGAGGTTCAGCAATTATTAAAGATTCTTAGAAGCAAAAATTTAATCGACCGAAGAGAACCATCCTATTATCTAGGGTCTAGTAGATTATTTGCAATTAAAGCAGGATTAAGAGTTCCAGAACCAGATGAAATCGAAAGCCAAGAAATCATTAATAAAGCATTACAAACTAAGAAAGACTTTGGTGATATTGATTTAGATGTGTATTTCGCTGCAGGGGTGACTACAAAAGATATAGGCAATTTCCTAAACAGCTATAAAGGAAAATACGCAGCTGCTGTTGGTGGTAATGAGATTAATACCGCGGTCGTTGTTGATGGAACTAACAATGTAATTCAAATTGATATTGTTAATATTGAAGGTCGCGAACAGTATTTTGGCATGTCTCAATATGCTAGTATGGCTGACATGTCAGTGGGTATCAAAGGCGTTGTGAGGGCTCTTCTTATTCGATCAATCGCAGCAACAAACCCAATCGATGTCAAAACAACAGAATATCTTGATAATCTCATCAAAGATACGGATGCATACAAAAACTTAGTAGCAAAGTACAGCCCACAAGAAATTGATTATGATTTAAGATACACATTAGGTGGTGATGGTTTAGCGTATAGAATCAATTGGCTTGTTGACGGAGTATCGCGTAACTACAGCAAAGGCGGTGTTAAATTCGACCAGCTTCAGCGATTTGTTTCAAACCAAGCAGTCACACCTGTAGCATACGAAGACATCGAAACTCTTGGTGCTGTATTAGGATTTAAAAATCCACAACATATGAAACATGTTGTTAAGATGGCTGAGCTGGTTTCAACTTTTGATGATGAACGCAAACAAAGCATTTGGAATGCGCTCGTCAAGAATCTCAAAACTAAAACACCAACAGCCACTAGAACACAAGGCCAAATCTCCACAGCAGAAGCCGCAAATGCATTAAAATACTTAAAACCATATTTTGGTGATATTGATTTTTCAGAAGCATCTGAATTTATGGGTGAAATGACCGAAGCAGTAAAAATGACTTCTATTCCTCATATTGATCAAATGACACCAAAAGATTTTTGTAATCTTTTTAACGGTGGTGCCTGGGAAGTTTCAGAAAAATATGACGGGTCGAATGTGTCATTTGGATTGTTAGATGGAGAAATTTTTGTCAAATCGAAAAAAGGAAATCCAGTTACAAATGAGCAGGATTTTATTGATATGGCAGAAAAATTCGATAATGATATTTTTCTTGGATTTGCAAGGCTTCTTGCTGCTCTTAAAAAGAGTGACTTCAAATCTCTCATAAGTGGTATCGAATCTTCATTAGATTCACAAGTGCAGATATTCGGTGAAATGTTTAGCAAGCCTCACATGAATGTCATTCCTTATGCAGTAGATAAAATTGGAAATGGTGCTATTGTAATTTTCGGTGTTGTTAAATTAAATTCACCAAAAGGAACAGATATTACCACAACAGAGGACGGCCAAGCAATTAAAGATCAAATAGTCGAAGAAGTAAACGGCGTTGATGGATGGATTTTCTATTCTAAAAAGCCTTTGTCTCTTGAGGTGACTGATGAAATTAAAACACAAATTCAGCGTGTTTGTGGTACTGAAAATATGGCAATAATGGCCTCCAGAAAACGAACTGGAACTGAAGCTGAAATGAAAGCCAAATCATTATCAGAATTCCGCACCTTACAAGCATTAATCAAAAAAGAAATGCTTGGAGGTGTCGCTAATATTCCATCATCATTAGGTGCAGAAGAAATCGAAGGTGCTATCATTCGAAACATGCAGACAGGAGCAATTGCAAAGCTTGTCGATCTCGAAGGATTCGGTCGTCGCAGAGCCGAACAATGGGCGGGTGTTGATGCTCTGAAAAATTATCGTAAATCTCTCTTTAATAATCTCAAAGAAGATGTTCTTAAAAATGCGGACATCTTTATTCTTGACGACAAACAAGTACAGAAATTATCAGATGCAGTCGAGACAAGAGGGTCAAGATTTACAAGTCTTGATGATATGATTGACATATTATACGGCGATGCTGCTGATGAAGTGCAATTCGAAGAAGCATCAAAAATGGTAGCAGATCTATCAAACACATTAAAGCAATATCAAAAAGATATTGAAGGTGCGTTGACACAAATTAATAAAGATGATGCGAAAGCATATCAGGATACACAAAAAGCAATCACTTCAGAAAAGACAAGAATCGATCAATTTATCATCGAATTAAACAAAAGAATTCTGAATAATCAAAATCCATATCTGTCGGTGATTGCATTTATCCTTGGACCGAGATCAATTGATGATCTGAAAAAGAAATTCATGACTGCTGTTAAGTAATATATTATGCAAAAAGAATCAAGATTAATTTGGGAAGCTTACACAGATACATTCGATCCTAAAGAATTAAAAATGGGCATCAAAGTAGAAATGGAACATGGCATGGGCAAAGACCAAGCAGAAAAAATTGCCAAAGACCATCTTAAAGAAAATCCCAAATATTATAGTGATCTAAAAAAGTGCCAGACAAAATTAAAAGTAAAATTGTAATTGCACAAAAATCAGCCATGCAGTATAATGTTGCATGAATTTGTTTATTCTTGATTCCGATCCTGTTACTGCTGCAAAATTCAATCAAGATTTGCATGTAAAGAAGATCATCATCGAAGGAGCCCAAATGCTCGGAAATGCATATGACCGAGTAAGATTAGCTCAAAATGACGTACCAAGAACAGATAGAGGAACACCTCGTGTTGGAGGTCTTCCTAATCATCCAATGTCAAAGTGGGTGAGAGAAAATAAATCAAACTACAAATGGACTCTTGATCATGTAAAGGAGCTTTGCAGAGAATACGCTTATCGCTTTGGTGGAAGACATTTTACTGAAGATTTCATTGATTGGGTTGATAAAAATCCACCAGACCTGGCTGATGCTGCTATGACCATGCAGCCACAATGTTTTGCTAATAGTTTTCCACAATGCATTGTACCTGGAGATCCAGTCGCTGGATATCAAAATTATTACAATGCAGGTAAGCAATTTTTTGTTTACAATAAAAAGAAAAATCCAAGAAGGGTTTATGCTTCTTGGACTAATCGACCGATTCCAGGTTTCTTTATTCCAGTGTCAAGAGATATTTGAGTTTGTTAACTTCGCTAAGAACCTCATCTCGAATATTCAAAAGATCTGAATCAGCACCATTACAGCTTTCTTGAAAGTCATTTTCAAGAAGAATTGCTGCTTTGTTTAGGGCGTCTGGAATATCAACTTCTCCCATGTTTTTGAGTGCAATGGTCTTGTTATATTGCAAACGATCTCCATATCGGCCTTGATACACTTCAACCAAGCGATCAATCAAATCATCTAATTTGTCGTAAAATTGCCCAAATGCATTATGCTGTGCATATGATTGTGTTTGCCAGTGAAATATTTTGCTTTGCAGTTGAAGATGCAGCAACTGTTCTATAATTTGATTCATAATATTAATTATGCCTGATACTTTAACTTTTATTCTGATTTGCTATGGCTGTACAATAATTTTGGCATATGGCAAAATTTTCAACAGAATCAGACCCAAGCATTCTTTTTTTCATTGCCCTATGTGCCTTGGGTTTTGGGTTGGAGTGTTTTTTGGTTTATTTTTACCAAATGGAATAGAAACATATACACCATTATGGATAGAAGAAAATACAGAACTAAGTAGTATTATGAAAGATGGAATAAAGCTATTAGCAGATGGATGCCTAAGCTCAGGCACAAGCTACTTTATTGCCATGATTGTAAATGACGGAGGTATTAAACATGAACACAGTAATCGAACATATCTGGACAAAAAGATTTAACCTTCGACCAGTAGCACGTTGTTGCGGAGGTCGATAGCCTTCGGGCAAATAGTTAAATTTAGCATAAATAACAATAGCGTAACTGCTATTGTTATTTTTTATGGACATCGATAAAATTGTTTTACTCATTTACAAAATGTATCCAGTTGGTCCTCAAGTTCTTACTTGGAAACCAAACGGCATTGATATGTATTTTCTTCCGAATACATCATCAAAGGGATTTGAAGATAAACTAAAACAAGAAACCCAATTGTTCATGAAATATATGGGGTTTACTGATTTTGTAATAGATCAAATCAAACTTGACCTCTGCACAATCGAGCAACATGGAGTCCATTATCATTGCTTTGCGATACGTGCTTTGCCTGACTCAAAGCCATTTAATCTTCCGTTTTTGGATGATATTGTTTACATGCCATTGGAAGAATTATTAACAAAATTAGTATCACCTCATAAACTTTTTTTACAAAAATTTACAAATTGGACGATTGTCTGATATAATTAAGCATATATGATCAAAACAGAAGATTGTTATATTGTTTTAACCGCAGATAAATTAGAACCAGCAGAAGAATACACGGATTATCTCTTTGATAGTGTTGAAGAAGCGGAGGATTATATTGAAAAAAATGGAGACGATGTTAATGATTATGACATTGTGTCTCTTATTGATTTTATTTCTGACATGGAATATTAAACAATTTGCTTGATTTATTCATTGCCTGGTGTTATAATAGACCATATGACACCAACTCAAACAACACTTCCGATTGCTGAAGATTTTTACTCAGTTCAATGTGAAGGCATCACCACAGGCAAGCCTGCATATTTCATCCGACTGAAAGGCTGTAATCTAACATGCGGTGCTTCTCCTGCGTTCATTAAACAAATTCAAAGCCAAGGAAAAGGCAATATTGATTCGGGATCTTTTGTGGGCGATTTACATCAGGAAGATAAAGCATCATGGACTTGTGATTCGATTCCTGTATGGCTATTCGGAGAAGCACAGCCATTTGATTATCTCACTACAAAATGGAAATCACACACCATGCCAAACGGCAAATCAATGCTCGAATGGATTAAGCATAGATATATTCATTTGATTTGGACTGGTGGTGAACCTGCAATGCATCAGAAAAAAATTGAAGCATTTCTTGATTCACTTTTAGGTGAAGGGGTATTGCCATACAATGAAATTGAAACAAACGGTACTCTCGTATTGGAAGATAATTTTCTTGATCATCTCTCGCAAATCAATTGCAGTCTCAAGCTGAGCAATTCGGGCATGGCAAAACAAAAGAGGCTAAATGGTGATGCAATCAAATCAGTGCAGAAGCATTGGAATCATTGGTTCAAATTCGTCATCTCAACAGAGGATGATATTCAGGAATTTATTAAGGAAGTATGTGAACCGTATGATATTGACATGGCAAATGTTGTGTGTATGCCTGGTTTGGATTGTCGAGAGGACTTCCACGAGCGCACACAATTTGTATTAGAGATGGCTAAAAAATATGGATTCCATGGATTGACTCGTCTGCATATTTCGGCTTGGGATAAAACAACATCAGTATAAATCAGTATAAATCAGTATGATTACACATATTCAATTTTACAAAGGTTATGCTACTAAGCTAGCAAATATCGGCAATAAGCGATTTGAATTCACAAAAGGAATTAATGTCTTATTCGGTCCTAATGGATGTGGCAAGTCTACAATTCTAAAGACAGCGGCCGCATATTGTGCGATTCCAAATGCGGGATGGTCGATGCATAGTGACGCAAAGCAATTTGCATATCAAGGAGTCGAATATTTTCCACACAACTATGCAACATTTGCTCCTGGTAATTGTGTTGCTGATGTTGGTTGGGATGGCACCCCAACACTATTCAATGCAGGTGATATCGGAGCAAGTGATAGTTGGTTCTTTCAAAACGCAGGACAAAACAAAGATAATGTGTTCAGCGAGCAAGAACAAATGCTTGCAATGCTCAACAATCCATCAAGTGGTGAATATCGAGCATATCAGATCAATAAGATTCTAAATGCATTAAAGAGAAATAAACCAACAGATCTATTGCCAAATTCGTCTATTCCTCAAGATGATATGAATATCATCGCAAATGAAGTGCAGTATATTAGTTCCTTGCCAAGAACAGGACCAAATACTATTCTCTTTGATGAACCTGAAAGATCGCTAAGTTTGCCTAAGCAATTGGCATTTTTCAATGCCTTGAGTCAATTCAATGAATATCAAATTATCATCTCGACACATAGTCCGCTTATTCTGTTCCAAGAAAACATCAACATTATTGATGTCGAGAGTGGTTATACACAAGAATGTGTTCAAATTCTAGTCAACCTATTCAGCAATATATCTTAATGTATGTTTTTAACAAACTCAGAACAAAGTAAAATAAAAGATGTCATAAAGGATGCTCGGTTAACCTATGGCAACAATGATAATTTAGATTTTCAAATTTGGAGAGTTGCTGAAGTCCTTTTTCGAGAAATAAAAAGACTTGAAAAGGAGATTGAAAAATTGAAAAAGAAATCTAGCTAAAGATTCGATACTTTAAATGATTCTGAAGCGAATCAAAAGTATCATCTTGATTGTGCGAAATTAAATCCTCAAAAGAAATCGGCAATCGGTTTGTGTCATTATGAGGATAAAGAAAACAGGCGTAAGCATTTGGATAGAGTAACAAAGTTACAGATCCCCTTACGCCTGTTTTCGTTTCGCAATCAAAAAACGTAGCGACACTATCGGGTTTCATTTTTCCATTTTAACACCTCTCGCAATGAGAACATCTTTACGAGTAATTTTTCCGTCACCGGATAGATCTTCTAGTTTCTTTTTCTTTTTCTTTTTTTCATCGATGCTTTTGTACGCTTCAAAGATGAGTTCGTTTTCTTTGTGTGTTGCCATATACGTATTTACTTTACGAAGCATATTTCGATGTAATAAGCTCGAGATTCTTTTCATCGATAATACCAGTTTGTGTATACACGACTTCGCCATTTCTAAACCACAGCAATGTGGGAATACTACGTACTGAATACTTTAGTGCAAGTGATGATACAAATTCATAATCTACGTCTGCTTTGTATACTTTAATAGTTTCAGTCTTTGAAGCGAAGGATTCTAGTGTTGGTAGTAGAAATTTACAAGGACCGCACCAATCAGCATAAAAGTCAATAAGAATGTAATCGTTTGCAATTGCGGCATTAAAATCATCGGCATTGTGGATATGATTGATCATAGATAATAAATATTTTTATTGCATGAAAATATCACCAGATAAAAATTCTCCACCTAAAAAATCTACAAAGACAGATCGAATTCAATTTTGGAGAGCGAAGAAAAAAATCGCATACAATCACATGAAAAGAGCCAAAAGCACTGGTAATGGTGGCTGGTATGATATGCTTCAACAACGCATTCAGAAATACGATAATAAAATAGATACACTCACTGAAGATGAGTCTGGAACTGAACTGCAATCGACTGAGGCGGAAACACCAAAAGCTATCATTACACCATGGCCTCGTAATATGCTAAATGTAGTCGAGCATATAAAAAATCTTGGTGAAGGTGGTCCTATTGATCCGTATTTTACGAAACTGTACATACAAAAATTCAAAAATTTTAAAATCAAAACAGGAACAGAAATTGGCAACGGTGCTGTCTATGTTGCTCTGTATTTGGATTCATTGCAATCATCTCCTCGTTTGAATACATCATCAACTCTAGAGGATGTGGAAAAATTTTTGATAGATCACATTGAGGTGAAAGGTGCTGATGTATTTTTTGATAATTCTAAAATAGAAGTAAAAGACGCAGAAGCACCATTTCGTGTTGGTGCTAGTGGTAAGACTGTAGCCAAAGGAGCTACATTATTTGCACCATTAAATAATTTGGTAGATGAATTTAAAACAAAATACGAAGAGCATTTTAAAAATCTTGATGATCAAGAAGCATTAGATGAGTTCAATAAATACGCAGAATATTTTGAACCTACTGTATCGTGGGGACCGAAAAAATACGAATTCTTTGTATCCACTAAAGGCAAATTAGCATTATCTTCACTGAAAGATTATGTGTATAGTAAAATGGATGATGAATCTAAAGATAAATTTGATCGCAAAGGATTTACAAATAATCTGCTTGATATGTTATCAGATTTAGAAACAAATGAAGATATCACGACACGAGGTCAATATATCAAAAAATTAAATGATCTAATCAAGAAAAACAAAGACTCATCATTTGGTGATGTTTATAAAGATATTTTCAGTGAGATTAAAGATAAAGCTGAAGAGATCAACAAAGGAATGCAAACATTATCAACATCTATTATGGGTAGATCCGATTTAATCTATTTTACAAAACAAAATGGATTTACATTTGCAGACATCAACAACGTTGCAAATGTAATCAAAGTAACATCTGTATCGGCAGGTCGCGGTATAGCGGTATTGAATGTTTAATCCCAATCAACTCGTTTGCTTGACTTCTTTGCTCTTTCACCCTTTGATGTACATTGAGACAAAGTAGGACGGCATGCTGGATATCCTTTGCGTTTTTCTCCTTCTTGTCTTCCACAAGGAACAAGATGGCCTTTGCGACTCTTTTTACAATCAATCCATCCCTTGCCTCTGTTGCGATCAAACCATTTATTCAGCGTTTCTTCGTTAACAGATTCTTTCTTTGCGTTGCCCCAATTCTTTGCTCCCATTTTACGGCATTTAACAATCGCACCAGATGCATAAGCAGAAGGAAACACTCGATAGCGTCTTTTTACTTTATAATAGCAAGCATCTTTGCCTGCTTCGCCGTAAAGATATCTTACAAGGGATTTATTAGCATTCATCTTCAAACAGATCTCCTTGAATTAGATCAACCGAATCTTTGTGTTTAAGATACGATGCGACTGACTCAAGATAATCTTCTGCGATAGTGATTTTTGATTGAACCCATGCAGGTATCTCAGGAGATTGTTCTAATGTACTGATGATTTCACCAGCTCTTTCAACTACATTTAGTAAAGAAGAAATAGCCATTTCTTCTTCCTCTTCTTGGTGATAATTTGATCCTCTTGGTGTTTGTAAAAACTTTTTGTACTTGTCGTCCATATTGTTATTTATCTTTTGACTTCAACAAAAGATGGACTTCATATTTCAAATATTGAACAGGGATATAATTCCATTTCTCTTTTTCTGCATTGAGATAATTAATAGCCATCGCTCTTAGTTTTTTACCTGATTGAATTTCATACATATAAGCATAAAGCGATAATTGTAGAGCGTATGTATTGTGTTCGCATGCTTGAAGATGACCAACAGGTGCTAATAGATATTCATTATAAGGAGAATAAAATCGGAATTTTTTATTTGTTTTAAAGTCAATAATACTAAATTGATCACCATGATCGATAATAATATCAGCCATTCCTGCTACTTTATAGAAATCATTGTAAACAATATGCTCTGCATACATACGCCGAATATCACCAAATCTATCCAATATATGATCAAATGATTCGTATAGAGTAATGTTCTCTTCATCACGCTTATTTAACGTGATATAATCTTCCATTATCTTGTGATAATTTTTCCCTCTAGCACAGCTAAAATCTCGCAACCCATCCCATTGATCTAATACCTCTTCCACACTAGTGCCATAATCTTTAGCTTTCTTTTCAGACCAATATTTTTTGTCAAATGGCTTTTTGAATTTTGACAGAATCGAAGAAACACTCGAGTATTCTTCGCCAGTTTCTGTATTGATATATTTGTGGGTTTCTTCGATGAGTTTAATATTTGCCATTTAATTAATATACATGCAAATAAGTATTATGTCACATAAATAGATTAAAATATGAACGCAGTAGCACGCCTTATTGGATGGATTCGTGAAGAAACAAATCTCAATGTTAAAATCACACTCAAGAAAACCGACGCAAAAAAACTTAAAGATCAGCTTGAAAGCGCTTTAAAACCTTGCCCTGAACCAACTCAAGACATTGATCTAAATTTGGAAAACAGACAAAAGGCGATTGATGAATATATGTACGGCCCTGCAGACCCGAGCAACCCTGGTGATTATTGGGATGAACTCGCAATGGTCTGGAATGAAGATGATATCGCTGATGTAAAGAAAATGGTGTGCGGCAACTGTGCAGCATTCAATGTGTCTAAAAGAATGAAAGCCTGTATTGAAACAGGCTTTCAAGATGAGGGCGAAGACGATTGGAATACCGTCGATGCTGGTGAGCTTGGTTACTGCCAATTCTTAAACTTTAAATGTGCAGCTAAGCGCACTTGTAAAGCATGGGTAACTGGAGGGCCGATCCGCTGATTATAACAATTTCAAATATCCAAGCACATGCTCATATCTCTCATTAATTGTTACTATTGAGTCGAGAATTTCTTGAATTCTTTTATCTTGTAATGGTTTGATTTCTTTAGTATATAATTGCTTGTATTTTTCAAGAGTTGGATCATAATACTTATCTTTCCACTTTACTAGGCCAATATTTTCACCGTCGGCTAGGAGTTTGTATCCTTTATCATCAACTAAATGCATGATAAATTCACGAAGGTACGGCCAGTATTTTGGATGGACTGCTCTATTAGCATAACCTTTAATTTGCTTAATATTATTTCCTTCATATTCAAGAGTAGCATGTGTTACATTCTCAGGGCTCCAAAGACCCCATATTTGTCCAGGTCGATATTGACCAGCACAATGCCCTAGTTTGTCACCTTCGTATTTACATACAGCATCTGTTAAAGCACTAATGATTTTATATCCATTTGGTAGTTTATAGATTATGTTATAATCTCTTCCTTCGCGAAATCCACTTGAAGATGATTTAGTGCCTGTTCGTCGTAATTCTGCGTCCCATGCAGAAATTTCTTGGCCATAGACAAAGCTATAACTTTTTTTCGCCAATTTACTAAGATATTCTTCGTCTCTAGATTGGAAATAATCTACAACGTGACCAAGAAAATCCATTCTTTGTGGATTGTATGTTACGTCGAATGCATTCTTTTTCCATTCTTCATCGCCTTCTTTATACTCATATTTGCGAATTAAACCTTCCCTCTGTTTTTCTTCGTCTGTATTATTATCCATGAAGTAACGCTTTTCGGCTTTTTTAAGCCAATCGATAATGCGTTGATCTTGCAATCCTTTA